CTGCGTCAACGTCGGCGTCAATGTTGACCCCGTCGATGTAACGGGGTCCTTTGCTGTAAATCACTTCCATTTGGTAATCCTCGTTACTGCTTAGTTTTCCTTAGCAAACTTACAAACTACCCTCAATCTCTTTGCAAAGCTTAAAGATTTCAGCTTTTGGCAGTGCGTTCTTCAGATCATGGCCGTGGTCCATAGCCCAGTCAAGAAGCTCGGCCTTGGTCATCTCTTCGAGTGCATCCTTGTCGGCCATGGGCTCGGTCACTGAGTCAGTGCTGTCGAAAGCATCGGCACCAGCTTCAACCACGATCTCGGGCTGACGCTCTGCTGGCTTATGAGCCTCGATCGGCTTGTCAGGAGTAGTACCCTCTTCGACAAAACCTGCGGCTTTCAGTTCGCGGGCATTGATGGTGTAGTAGGCAGCACGACGCTCGTCGCCCTTGACGAAGTAGGTCGGCAGCTTGCGTAGATGTGCCATGAAAAAAGGGGCTATATAGACCCCTTAGTTTGCCGAGACCGAATTTACTATCAACCAATCCCAATCAAATTAGTAACCACCCTGCCATCAATGCGTGAGTCGTATCCAACCTTTGTTGTAGCAAAGTTGTAATCACCAGCGGCGACGGACGAGTCTGTACCAACAGAGGCGAGATAGATATCCTCGTCTGGAGACATTGGGCCAAGACTAGAAATTCCGTCGAGGCTAAGCTGAGAACGAGGCATGCCCTCTTCAACCGTCGGCTCTTCGTCGCCAAGATAAATGAGCACTGGGTAGTTGGCAGTCCAGGATTGAGCGGAGGTACTGTAGACAAGACGAGAGCGGTACCAAGGCGCTGCATCGAAGCCGTCGTTCTGCGGCATCGTATACAGAGCGACGAAAGGAGCCTGCGTATCCGCTGTACGAGGATAGAAAGTCATGAACATGTTGCGGATGTCGCCAATAAGGGTCTGATCTGGTGCTCCAGGATATACGCCGAGGAAGTACCAGTTAATCTTAGTACCGTCTCCAGCATTTGTGTAATACCAGCCACCAGTACCGCCAGGATCAGCACTGGCAGGCACGCCGTCGGCATAAATAGCTGGATCAGTGTTAAGCGCAACACGAGAGTCAACAGCGCTAGCCTTCACCAGAGCTTCGACGTCATCTATAGAAAAGCTATCTCTCGCTACGCCGCCAATTGTCGGCTTGCCAACCTTGAGGGTGCAGGTGCGTGCCGACACGAAATTAGAGTAAACGTCAGCGCCGTTCGTGGTATCACCGATCGCGGCAGCATAGGCGGCATAGCTCGAATAGCTGGACTCGATCACCGCGTCATTGGCGTACTCGTCGCCAATCTTGGCAAGAGCTGCATCAAGCTCGGGAATGCCAGCCTGGCCATACGCGGCCAGCGAAAAGCGAAACTTGTGAAGGGACTTCTGCCTGCCATCAAACGTCGTTTCTGTCTCTGTAATGCTATCGCTGTGAACGACCATCTCAAGACCATCGGAGAAAGATACGATGGCCAAGTTACGCCTAGGCTGAAAGGAAACCGCTGGGGAGAGAATTTCACCACCTGGGAGTGTTGCGACCGCAGACAGGGCAGTACCGTTCGCTGCTAGGTACTGTTTAATCGTCTTGAAGACATCTTCTGGGCGCGTGCTTGCTTGTCCGTAGTAAAACGACATAAGAAACCTGGCATTTCCCTTTAGTATTCCCTAGCAAAAAGGCCCCTTTCGGGGCCCTTGTATTCAGTTTGTCGGGCAGATTCCTTGGTATATCCAGGAAGTGGATCAGGAGAAGCTGATCGCATGACGGGTGTAGGAGGCGGAACCCTTAACGCTGGTCACTCCGCTGTCGTCAAACTCGGCAAGGGTTGTCATACTTGCGTAGTTGTCAGAGAGCGACAGGTCTGCCTTGTCGGCAGTAATCTCGGTGACCTGGGTCTGATCGTAAGCCGTGCCAACAGTGATGAACAGGCTGTCGAGGCGGCTGTACCAGCTGGTCAGCTCGTTGTAGGTAACGGGGTAGCCAGTTTCGTTGGACCCAGACACATCGCCAAAGCGTAGGGCAGTCGGAGTAGAGGATGTCGGCATGTAGGTGTCGACATTGGTGCTACTGTAGATCAGCGTGCCCTCAACGTAGATCTTGTAGGTGTCGGTACCAGCGCCATCGTAAGTAACGATGACCATGTCGCCAGCACTGCCGATGACCCAGTTATTGGTTGCGATGTCCCAGGTAGCTCCGTTCGTGGAGGTGTTGAATGCACCGCTATCGAAGTCGCCGTAGTGGATGTACTCGTAAGGAGAGGATCCAATCCCGAATGCGGTGATAGCATTGACGAAGTAGTTCGCATCACCAACGCCTGACAGCATTTGCTGAGCGCCAGCGGTTGCAACCCAATCATCGGCGAGACGGAAGCCATAGCTCCAGTTAGTCGAACGACCGCCAAAGCCGTGGAACTCGGTACCAGCGGCAGTAATCTCCAGGCACTTGTTAGCACCGAGGGCGCTGTAATAATAGCCGACAGAGGGGTAGCGCTTGCCGAGGATTGAGCTGGTTTTAGCGGCGTCGGACTGGGTGGTTGTCGTGGTGTAGGCTGAGCCGCTGTTGCCAATCGCGGAACCCTGAACAGGCTGCGTGGCGATGTTACTCCACTTGTAGGCTTTGTCAAGGACCTCACCAGAGCCATACTTAAACGCAACCATTTCCTGGGTGGAATAGTTCCAGAAAGTAAGGCAGTTTGCTGTGTCAGCGTTGATGGAGCCCTTGTCAAAGGTGTAGTTACCAGAGTCATAGGCCACCGCACCCTCGATAGCAACCCAAGTGCTGGTCCAACCGCTGGAGCTGCTGTTGGAGCCACTGTAGTTGAGTCCGTCCAGCCCGCCAAACATCGTGGTACGGGTCAACGTGAAGGCGTTGATGGTTACGTTGATCGTAGCTTCGTCGGAAATGCCGAAGGGCCAGGCAGCACGAGTCTTCATCGTGTAGGTCCCAGGCACGTTCTCTTGTAGACCAACAGCACCAGTAGAGCTAGAGCGGTTGAAGGTTCCTGGAGTGCCAGTGTAGTCGTAGAAGTACCAGGCCAGGCCAGGCCATGCAGAATCGGCGGTCTGCGTTGCGATGGTGATAACGCCCTGGTCAACCGTAGGAAGATCAACAGGTGTGACAACAGGCTTGACCTCAAAGCCACCGCCACCGCTGATACCAGCGATCTCGGTCTGCACATAGGCAGTCGTCGCAAGCTTGTTACTGTTGTCGTCTGCAGCAGGGGTGGGAGCCGTAGGAGTGCCAGTGAAGACGGGGCTGGCAATGTTGGCCTTGCCGTTGAGGGCGGTTTGCTGGGCGGTAGAGACGGGCTTGTCGGCGTCAGCAGTGTTGTCAGCGTTACCCAGACCAACGTCGGCCGAGGTCAGCGTCACAGCGCCAGTGCGACCAGAAACAGACTGAACGGGGGCAGAGGCAGCCGTAATGTAGCCAGTGTTGTTGTTCAGGTCGCTGATGTTATCACCAGGCTGCAAAGCGGTGTCTGCAGCGGCGCCTTGAACAGCGGTCGCGAAGTCGGAGTCGAGGTTGACCGCACTCGTAACTGTGATCAGTTCAGTCTTGTCAATGTCAGCTTGGAGACTGCTGTCAAGCTTGTTGTAGGTAACGGCATTCGTTGCCAGCTCAGTGGTGCCGATAGATCCAGCGCCGACACTGTTGTTGATCTGGAACTTCTCAGTCCAGCCGACGGCATCGGTCCCCAGGGTGGTAGGTACGGTGGTCAGAGCGTAGGTCTTGCCAGCACCGATCGTACCCTCTTCAACATAGCAGGTCTTATTGAGGATGAACTCCCCAGCGGTATCAGCGTCAGTGGTGCGAGTCCAGGCTCCAGAAGCGGCCAGGTAGATACCATTCTCAGCAGCTACAGTCTGCTCCTCGACGAGCACGCGGTCACCAGCAATGGTGAGCACTCCGTCAATCGTCTGTAGACCAGAAAGGGTGACATTCTCAGTGGTGTGCAGGCGAGCAGGAGCGAAGAAGTTGACGCCTTGCAGACTGTCCAGTTCGACCGCAACTTCAGCCATAGCACCTTCCAGGTTGGTAGAGGTGTAGTGGCCAGCAGAGTCGTGGAGGCCAACCAGGCTTGCACCGTTAGACGGAGAGGTCGAGGCTAGATCAGTAGCAGAGGCATAGTCGGCATCATTGAAGTCCAACAGATCCGCAGTGGTCAGGGTAACGGCACCAGTTCTACCAGCAACGGTCGTCACAGGAGCCTGAGCTGCGGTGATGTAGTTGGCGTTGTTGGTCAGCGTGGTAATGTTATCGCCAGGCTGGACCGCAGAGTCGGCAGCGACGCCCTGGGATGCAGTAGCGTAATCCGTGGAGCTGGTAGCGGCAGCGGTTCCGAGTATCGGAGTCCCAGCTAAGTCGCCGTATTGGCCAGAAGTGGCAACAGAGGCCAGATCCGCAGGCTGAACAGCAGAATCAGCCAAGGCGCCCTGAGCGGCAGTAGCCTTGCTGTTGATAGAGGTCTGCAGGTTGGTCAGAGCGGCTCCGACGGAGGCCCCAGCCGTTCCAGAGTTGTTAGTGATCTGAGTGGCGGTGTAATCACCATTCTGTGCAACCACTGCACCTTCACGACCGAAAACGCTGTCAACATTTCCACCAGCCTCAGCTGCCACGCTAACCCACTCACCGTTCTGCCTGCCGTACGTGGCCCCGTCGTGAGGGCCGTCAAGGGGGGCGGGATCCTCTGTTGGAGTGACGTATGTAGGCGAGCCGACGACAATCTTGTATTCGGTAGCTTCGACGAATCCGCCGTAAATAGAAACGTTGGTAGTGTCACCAATCGCGCTCTTGTAGGCAGAGGAATCAGAAAGGGTAGAGCCAGTCGTAACGACGGGGTACATCTCTTTGACCTCGCTCAATACGGAGGCGGCTTCAGCAGCAGTAGCGTCGCCGTATCGAGCAATATAGAAGCCGACAGTGGAATAAATTCGAGTACGGCCGTCTAGCAGCGGGTCGCGCTGCTCTGAGGGTGTCTCCATCACAACAACCTCAATGCCAGAAAGACTGTCGATCTGCGAGTTGCGAACAGCAGAGTAGAAGATGGAGTCAGTTGATCCGCTTGGCATGGTAGCGGTGCCTGTCTTGACTCTCATGTCGCGACGAACCTTGAACTCGCCGAAAATGTTCTTGGGCTTCTTGTAAGACCCGTATGATCTTGACATAATAAAAATGGGTTGCAATCCAGTCATAGGTTGCCGCCAACAGAAAGCCCCCTTGCGGGGGCCTTTGAGTATTTGGTTTGTTTTTGCTGTGATCAGCGACGGGGCGCGTCAACCAGCTCGTAGAACACGCCGCCCACAGTAGCGGTGCCGCCGAGGGCGTAGGACACGCTGTTGTTGGCGTCACACAGAGCACCACGAACGTGAGCGATACCCACGCCGTTCTGGTCGAGGTCGGCAGCGTTGAACTCGACGGCCTGACCGCCGAGGGTCACGGTGATCTTGTTGGTGCCAAGGTCATCGATACTAGCAGCGCCGATCACGATAACACGGATGGTCTTGGCGTTAGCCAGGGTGGTAGCAGCGGTGGTAGGGGTGCCAGTGATCGCACACTGAGCGTCAAGGTTGAAGCCCTCCCTTGGGAAAAGGCCTGTAGAACGTGCAGCCATTGTTAAAAACTCCTAAAAATGTAGAGATGTAGGAAGCGTAGGACCCGACCATTGCGAGGTCCACACAACTTATAATACCTAAACACGAGAAAAGGGGCTCAAGGCCCCTTAACTCTATTTGATTGGAGTGATCAAGGCGATCAGGAAGGATCGATGTTGGCGTTGATGCCAGCCAGACGTGCAGCTGCACGACCGTTGATCAGAGCCAAGCCGCAGTACCACTCAACACGGGTGATCATCTGGGGCTGAGCGAAGGACTCACCCAGTTCACGCACGGACACGCCGCCGTTCTGGATGCCAGTCAGGTGATCGTTGCCGAAGGACACGACGTAGAGGTCCTGAGCGGTGGGAGTGCCGTCCATGATAGCCACGTTCTTGTGGTCACGGTCCAGCTCAAGCACGGGCAGGCCAGAATAAACCATCTGCTGGTAACCGAACTCGTTACGCACGATGTCGATCTGGGTGTTGGTGCGGGCCTGACGGGTCAGAGCGCGACGCATGGACTTCGACATCACCAGGTACTTGCGACCGCCAGCGGCGTCCACGTTGTCGATGGCTTCGTCGAGCTTACCCAGGTCCAGAGCACCGCCGCCGTTGGCGAAATACTGGGAGGAACCAGACTGAATGCGAGCGGCCAGGCCGTCGAACTCGGAGGGGGACTGGTTGGAGTCGCCGTTGATGAACAGAGCTTCCCAAGCGAGGCGCATTGCACGAACGCGGGACTGGATCTGATAAGCCTTGGCTTGAGCGCCTTCGAGGTCCACGATAGCGCGGTCAACCTTGATGTCGCCACCGAAGAGCTTGAGGCTCTCAGACTGCTGGCTCACTTCAG